CAAATGGAATATGCATCAGTTTCGCCCCTGCGATAGCTGCTGAACGTCGAGTCAAGCGTCTTAAAAAATCGGTTTGGGCTTCCGGCTACCTTCACGCGGCATCGGATAACGGCTTTAGACCGCCTGTTGCGTGGTTTGTGACCCTTACCTACGCCAAAGCCGATGCATGGGCGTCCAATCATCTTTCCGACGCTGTGCGGGGCTTCCGTACATGGTGCAAAGGTCGGGGCGTCCCGTGCAGATACACATGGGTCGCTGAAATTCAACCGGGCCGCCTCCAGCGTACGGGCAACGCTGTGGTTCATTACCACTTGATTGCATGGCTCCCCGCTGGCGTTCGTATGCGCCAATGGGATAGGCGCACCGTGTCGGCAAGTGGCAAGCGTTGCCCCGCGTGGTGGCCTCATGGCATGACCAATACCGCGGTGGCTAAGTCCGGCGTTGGCTACCTCATGAAATACCTCTCCAAGCTCGGCGAAATGATGCGGTTCCCTAAGGGCTTGAGGCTTTACGGTATCGGCGGGCTTGACAAGCAAAGTCGCTCGGTTCGCGCTTGGTACAACTTGCCCGAGTGGTGTAAATCTGAATACGGCGTCGGCGAAGTTGTCCGAAAAAAATTCGGCCTTTTGGTTCGCGCCACTGGTGAAGTTTTAGAGCCTGCGTTTTCCTGTCGGCTGGTGTGCGGTGGGATGGTCGTTACCCCGCTGCGTGAGCTGGCGGCTCGTTTTCACGATGGGGCGTATTCAACGTTTCCGCGTGTTGTTTGAATTTGGCCGTTTTGGCCGATGCGTTGGCGGGTCGCTTACCCGTTGTGTTTATGGAGTTTCAGAAATGAACAAAAGTACCTTTTTGCGCCTTGGCGCTTTCTCGCTGGCTACCTTGGCTGGTTCTTCGTTCGCTGTGATCGATGTCACTGCGGCAACGACTGGCATTGCTGACGCGCAAACGGCTGTGCTGGCCGTCCTGGCGGTGATGATCACCATGTCTGCCGCTGTGTACGGCGTGAAGAAAGTTTTGCGCCTGCTCGGTCGTTAATTCGTCCGTTTGCTGTAACGGCTTGGGTTACTCCAGGCTGTTACGTCAAACATCGGAGAGACCATGCAATGTATCAAACCCCTGACAATCTACGCCTTCCCGACTTCTGCCAGTACGGTAAAAACGGCCTACGCGGTTTACCTTACGTCCTCAAATACGGTATGTGCGTCGAACGAATTCGCGATGATGACCCAAACGGAATACAACCTTTTTACGGGTGCAACCGTGGACCCGGCAATGGTGCAGGCACAAATGACCCTTTTCGGCGTAGTCCTTGGGGTGGTGTGTGTCATGTGGGGTATCAAGCAGGTGCTGAACTTGCTCCGAAACCCTCTACCGGAGAACTGATCCATGTCAAACCCTTTGCTCTATCAATTCGGGTTCTCGCTCTGCTTGGTGCTCTGGCTTTTGGTTCGGTAGCCAATGCCGTAGAGGCCCCGGTTTCGGCGTTTACGTCATTCATGACCAGCGTCACCGGGCCGGGAAAGCAGACGGTTACGTTTTCCAAAACCGGGACCCCAGTGCTGACGTCCGGAGTGCCTACGGTCACGCAGGCCGGGGCGCAACCCTTGGTCACTAGGTCCGGGTCTATCCCCCTTGGTGGCGGTGCGCGGTTGCCCATAACTGCTGTTGCTAATGTTCCTTCTGCTGGTGCGGCCTTGCTGCTTGGCAAGGCGTTTAGGCTGGTTCCCGTGCTTGGCACTGGCATTGCGCTCTATGACCTGGCGAAAGAATACGGTTTCGATGTTGCATCGGATACTGGTTCGCTGGTGGTGCGGACTATCGACACGTCCGTGTGCACTGTTGGGCCGTGTGTGCAATATGTTGCGAGAACTTGGTACGGCGGTTATGAGAGCGCCAACTATCGTAATAGTAAGGCTGAGGCGTGCGCGTTCGCTATGGCTGGTTATGATGCTCGGGCGGTGGCTACTGGTTACGCGAGCACAGTGCCGTCAATTCTTGTTGATGTTTCAAACTGCACATTTAAGACGAAAACCAACACCTTTTTAAGTGCTTGGGGATACGGAACGAGGACCGTTGCAGCCTCTCCAGTTTCGTACTTGCCTTCGACAATCGGTGAGCTTGAGGCCCAAATTGCTGCGGATGCCGGATGGCCGTCCGGGTCGGCCGTGGGTCAAGCGTTGGTTGATGCAGCAAAGGCCACCGGTGAGGATATTCCTGTGGAGCAGCCGAAAATAACCGGGCCTGCGTCGGTGGTTGGTCCTGTCGAAAAGTCCACTACTGGAAACACTGAAACGACAAAACAATCTAATTACGACTGCGTTTACGTGGACGGGGCGACGGTCATGGATGGCGGCTCGGTGGCTTGCACTGAAAAGATTGTCACGTCCCAAAAGGTCACTACGGTTGACCCTGTAACTGGTGCAACAACGACAACAACCACAACGGAAAATGAGACGGTAAAGTCTGCGGAGATAGTCAAGGATGACAAACCCGCCGAGGACCCATGCGACGCCAATCCCGATCGCTTGGGCTGTATTACGGGAGGCACTGCTGTTGCGCCTGATCTGCGCAAAGAAACGTCTGCTGTCACTGTCGACCCGGTGGCCTTTGCAGCAGGTTCGGGGTGCCCGTCTCCGCTGTCGTTCACCATACCAACCGGAAGCTATTCGATCAGTTATCAACCTCTTTGCGATCGTTTGTTCATTCTCAAGGCGTTGTTCGTGGCTATGGGTGCGTTCATTGCTGCATACGTCCTGGCTGATTCTTTCAGGGTCACGTAATGTCCACTCTAGCAACTATCTTGATGGGTTTGGCCGGCCCGCTGGTTATTAAGGCGCTGATTGCGGTTGGCCTGGGCACGCTGACGTTTACCGGGGTGACCGTGGCGCTGAACGGTTTGATTTCTATGGCCGTCACCAATTGGGGGGGCGTCCCGGCTGACGTGCTCCAGTTGGCAAGCCTTGCAGGTATACCGCAATGCATGGGCATCATCGCTGGTGCGTTCTCAACACGTGTCGGCATTTGGGTTGCGGCATCGGCTACGAAGTGGGTTACTAAATGATCTACCTGATAACGGGCGTGCCGGGTTCGGGCAAAACCCTGTACGCGGTTTCTACGCTGGTGCAGAAACTTGCGGCCGAAAAGATCGTCGGCAAAGACGGTAAAGAAACGACGCGGCGTGTTGTGGTGGACGGCATCCCCGATCTGATCATTCCGCATGAAAAAATGGTAGATTTGCCCGAGGACGCTGCCTCCGCAAAACCTGACGGCAACGGCGTTTGGAATTGGTACGAGTGGTGTCAACCCGGCGACGTCATTGTTATTGACGAGGTTCAGCGGCATTGGCGGCCGCGTGGTACTGGTGGCAAGGTTCCCCCTGAAATTGCCGCGTTAGAAACCCACCGTCACAAGGGTGTGGATTTTGTGATCATTACGCAAAACCCCATGCTGTTCGATAGCAATGCACGGCGTTTGGTGGGGCGTCATATCCATCTGCGTCGTATGTTCGGCATGGCCAGGTGCATCGTGTACGACTGGGACGGTTGCAGCACGGACGTTCACCGAACCAAAACGGCTACCACGTCGTTTTGGTCATATCCGAAGAGTGCTTACAAGCTGTATAAATCCTCGGAATTGCATACAAAGCAGAAACAGAAAGTGCCCTTTTGGATTGTGGTCCCGATACTCGCTATTCTCGGCGGCGTTGCGGTGGCGCCTACTGCCTACGGTGTCGCTATTGGCGCTGCTACTGGCAAAGGAGTTTCACAAAAAACGCAAACAGTCGAGGTCGTTGTGACCCCTGCTGTGGATGCTCCGGTTGTGGATGCTGTTGAGGTGTCTCAACTTGAGTCTCTGTCGGTTCCTGCTGTGATCGTTCCTGCTGGCTGTATCGCTGTTCGAGATCGCTGCGGCTGTTTTGATGCTGGCGGAATCAAGATTGAAACTGATCACGCGTTTTGCTTAGACCTGGCGGGTGTTTCGGATAGGCCGAAAGCTGTCATCATTCCAGATTACAAGCCTCGGCCCATCACCGAAGCAGAGAAAGAATCCATAGCATTCGCTTTTGGTAAACATTGAATTCTGACCCCTGAATAGCGAATAGCGTAATTCAGGGGGAATACTCTGGCTGTTGTCCTTTAGGACGTAGCGAAGCGCAACGGTATTGGCCTCTGTCGTAACAGAAAAACAAGGCTTTTTATACATCGTATGAAGTAGCCCGGTTCACGTTCGGTAGAACCTGGATCCTCTCCAGTCGCTTCCGGTGCTTTTTTTAGTGCTTCGGCGATTGCCTTTCCTTTCTCGGTTCCTTCATACGCTGCCTGAATAGCTCGGCTTCCCCATTCCACCGGGTCAAGCCCTGCCAGCTTCGCAACCAGCACCACATCAGCGACCGGCATCTTTGCCTTGCCGTGTCTCCAGTGGCTCAACGTCTGCCTGTTTGTGTGTATCAGGGCTGCTGTGGCGTAGTCGCTTTCGGTCATAGCTTTGGCCGCATCTAGCAGATTTCCAATCATTTGTAAATCGAATGGCATAAAAATATTTTTCCTTTTTACGTAGTTTTTTGAGCTACTATCCGCTGGCGTAGCTTTTTTAGCTACGTCCCATAAATGGGTAACTCAGTTACACGCCCTGACGGGCAAATTCTAAACAGGAAACCAAATGCCAAAAGTTTTTATCACTTCCCCCGATGTCCGCCGCATGCAAGGTGTTGGAAAAGTATCCGGGAAAGCCTACGACATGAGTTTTCAAACCGGCCACTTGTTCAGCGTGGACGATGCCGGGACCATTTCCGAGTTTCCCGAAAAGTTTGAATTTGTTCTTGAAAAAGATCAAGCCCCTTTTCAGCGTGGCGCATACGTCCTGGCGGAATCCTCGCCCTACGTTGACCGCGAAGGCCATTTAGCTATTCGCACCCGCCTGATTCCTGTCCCTGCCGCTGCTTCCAAGTAAGCGCCATGTTCACCGATGTTCAGGTCTCGGAAATTCGGCGCATTGCAAGGCTTGAGGCCTTACGTGCCGCCGTTTTTTCCCTCGCCGCTGAATCACTGGACACGCAAACTCCCCAGCTTATGGTTCAGTGTTTTCTGGATCAGGGGGAATTGTCCGCAACTATTGCCTATCTCGACCCTAACGGCGGCGCGTTGATGGGTGGCGAACTGTGATACCCCGCCGCTGGTGGTTCCGTCTCTACATCGTCTTTGTAGGCGCTGTGATCTTGGCTCTAGGGCTGGTGCGCGCATGAGTGCAACCGCCCTTCAGTTCATGCGTGTTCGGTGCTACCTCGAACAGTTTGACGACTATCCGTATTTTCAGGACGCAAACCGCCAATACTGGTGCGATCGCCTCCGTGAAGATGCGGCCTTCATCATTGGGTGGGGCGCATGATCCGCTGTGTTGTTCCGGTGTCAGGCGGCAAAGATTCGCAGGCTTGCCTTCAATTGGCCGTGAAAGAGTTTGGCTCCAGTGCGGTCCTTGGCCTGTTTTGCGATACCCAATTTGAACACCCGATTACATAGGCGCACATTCAAGAAAT